CTCTTTACCCAGTTCTTCAATCACTGCAATCAAATCTGGATCATTACGTTGTTCATAGAACTCATACTCGCTTAGGTATGTCGCATCAGATTGTGGACTACCTGCTTTGTAGTAGTCTGAATCGTTTCCACGAATTGGCCATTTAGCTGGCACTTTGTCGAATGCAATACCCTTAAGAGTCAGCAATTTCTCGAATGCTTCATTCGAAATACCGAATCCACCGAAGCAACGATTAATTGCTACTTTCATATCATTCTCCAATAGTAATTTTAAACATCCCATTAATGATTTTTTCTTTCATCATCTCTGGAACAGACAGATGAGGTTGTTCTAAAACAAAGGGACAACCACCACCACCCCAAGACCAATTCTTAAAGAATTTCTTGGCGATCAACATATCTTCTTTAGACTTTACACTAAAGATGCGTTTGGGTTTAATATTAAGATCTAAAATCATTTTATTACCTTTGAATTGTCTGCAACATCTTTGTCGTCACGTAGTTCAATGAACACTGGAAGGAACAAAGATTCTTCTCCAGTTTTGTTCTTGATTCTAGCATTATACTTCACTGCCACGATTTTGTCAACTAAATTTTCTTTCCAATATTGCTTTCTATGTGCATCTGTAAAACCAGATCCAACATTTACCTTTACAACTCCATCTGCAGATTCACAGATAATTGCACCAAGCATACCTACTGCCTTACCCTTACCTTCTTCAACTGCAACAATCTTCAGATCGCATTCCAACTCACCTTTAAATTTAATTTGAGTCTTGCTTCGTTTATCTTCCCATTCACCAGCACCATCTTTAAGAATGATACCTTCGTATCCATCTGCAAGATAACCTTGGAAAATCTCTTGTGCTTCTTCCAGAGTTTGCACAAGGGTAGATGTCACAGTCCAAATCTTTTTACCTTCAGATTTTTGTTTGTTTACAATTTGTTCCAATGTTGAGAATCGTTTTGCGTATGGAGTCTGGCAATAACCATCAACGAATGCTACGTAAGGAATCAAATCCCAAACAGTGGCATGAACCATTGATGCTTCTTCAGCAGATATTGTTCCCTTGTTTGCTTTGTTGAGAATACCATTACCTGTTTGACGATCTGCAAACTGGTGATCACCCTCAAGCATAACCAACAACTCTCCATCAAATACACAATCAATTGAACCTGCCAATGCAGCGAATTCTTTCTCAAGATTACCCAGCAGATGAATCTGTTTACCATTTCTGCTACGGAATTCTACTTTACCATCACGGACAATCGCATTGAATCGCATACCATCCATCTTCATTTGGGCATAGGCTGGAAATTTAATCTTGTCAACCAACTTCTGCTCAAATGGGCTACATAACATACATGGGTATTCGGGAATCAAATGAGACCAGACTTTGTTGGCAGTCGATACATCAACACCACACTTCAAGTCTTTCTGAATGATTCTCTCCAATACCTTAGCATCATCGGCTGATACGGATGAGAGAAGCATACGGAGATATTCAATTGCTGCATTACCAGTTACCACTCTTTCTTTCAAGTCATACAATGCCAGCATGGCTTGATCAAGACTTGTTTGATGTTTGTCTGTGGTGTACTCAGGAATCTTTCGTTGATAGAATTGAGTAAATGGATCCAGTGCTAGCCGAATTACCTCACGCAGAGTTTCGTTATCGCTGTGTGCGTTTAATTGGTCGATCTTGAAATTGCGTGAGGCATTTTCAGCAAGACTGTTTAGAAAATCATTTATGTTCATTCATCACTCCATCAATATGTTTACACTTACCATGATATTTAAAACCGATGCAACTACAGACCATACCATTTTCTGATTCTTCTACGGTATATACGTGGTCTTTGCTACCTTTGATATGCCAAATTTTATTTGTTGGCTCTTGTCCCTTGAAGTACATGTTGCGTTTGATAACTTTGAATTTACGATAGCGTGTATCAAAACGAATCGGATTCTTGAACATCATGAAGTCTTTGGGGTTATTCTTTTTGAAATAACCGAAAATCTTTTCCATGTTTTCGGATAGGATGTAGGTATGGTTACAGTCCATACCATCTTCCCATTTGGTAATTTCTCTTGCGAGAATCATGCTACTTCCATTTCTCTGAAGTAACCATATGGCAGACCATTGAGGAAACAGAAGTATTCCCAGTCGCCATCTGCTTGGCTGGCATCCATAATCCAGCGGAGAGCAGTTGCTCGATCTTTCGCACCCATACAGATTGTATTGGTAACGTGCTGTTCAAACTTAGCAGTGGCTTCTGCTTCTGCTGCTTCTTGTTGGATGCGATTCTCTTCGCACACACGAGCAAAAATAGCGAACTCACGATCGAAGTCCTCGAGTGTCCAGTCACTGACATCGTTACGTGGACGGAATCCATAAGCATCTTTGTGAAAATCAGAGTAAGTACACTGGGCTTGTTCCAACGCAGTCATTTCTTCCCAAGATTTAAATTCAGACATTTGCAGTTCCTTTTCAATTTTCATACTACTATTATACCCCAATTATGAATTAAAGACAACACTTAAATGCAACTCTTGCGAGGGAATCCAGTCGCAAACCCAGAAGTCCCAGTGGACGCAGATCTTGTAACTTTACCAGACATACGTTGCTTTGGTGCTTTGCGTGATTTTACAACTTCAATACTTCCACCCTTCTTCAAAAACAACTTTACTTGTTTTTCGGTTTCAGCACGGATCTCAGATTTTGATTTATAGAACATAATATATTTTCCTCTCAATTAAATACGTGATAGATTGATAATACGACCAGCAAATTCGCTAAACGAAACACGCTTAGGAACATAAACAATTTTACCAACACGACCTTTGTCAGTCGCATCAGACCAAGAATCTTTGGTCACAGTAATTTTGTAAGCATCGTAGCCATTCTCATTTGTTTCACGCTCCACGATACCTTCCACGAAACAGTCTTCACGACCAACCATTGGTTTGAAGTCATAAGAACGAATCACATCACCAGTCTTAACAATCATTTTTGTTTCCTTTTCAATTTTCATACTACTATTATACAGCAAGTTGCAATTAAAGACAACAACTTTATGGAATAACCCTACGAGTCTGAGGGGATTAGAATCCCTTGTAGATACAGGGGTTTAGAATGAAGAAAACCCTCTACGAGAGAGGGTTTGGAGGGAGGACTAGACCGAGTCTAGTAAGGGTTACAGACCGACTAAAGCGGACGCTGGAGCGATCTCTATCCCTGAACCGAATAATCGGTTATATTCGTTGATCATTTTATCTGATGGAATGCCTTCAGTGGCGATGGATTGACTAAACAATTTCACCTTTCCTTCAGTATAAGGCATGTATGGCATCAATGCTAAACCAACACCATCTTTTGTTTGTTGCATGAGGATAGTTGCTGGTGCTTCTAATGTATATCCTAATCCTGTAACTTCTGCTTTACCGATTAGTTCTTCACCACTAATCAATTTAAATACTTTAATCTCTGTCATTTCAATCCTCTATAACAAGTTGTTCAATAAAATCTGCTGCATGATTTTGGTCACTAAAGTATTTAACTATTGTTCTTTCAAAATCATAACAATGCTGTGCCACTACCAATATCTGTCTATTCTTAAAAACAGAAATTTTGAGAACCCATTCGCCTCTTCGTACGGCAACGAATGAGATCATGTTGGGAGATAGTTTGGCTTTCATACAAGTATTTAGGGAGAGCCGAAACTCTCCCTAACTTGTACGATTGCTTACAGCGTTTCGTATTCGTCTTTACCTACACCACACTCTGGGCATTCAAAGTCAGCAGGAAGTTCATCCCACTTACCTTCGGTTGCTTCATCGTGAACGTGTCCACAGACTACGCATACGTGTTCCATTATAGACCTCCCAAAACTTGTTTGTAGGCATTTGCGTGACGCTCTTCTACTTTTTGTAGAGCAGCAAAACGCTTTTCTGCTTTCTTAAGAATTTCTGCGAACTGTTCAGCGTGATCTTTCGATTCACTAATCTGTTCTAGAGCAACACCAGCTGCATACACATCACCTTCTTTAGTTGCGATAGCATGAAACTGCGGATACATTTCTGTATACTCATAAGTCTCACCATCAATTGCTTTCTGTAGGCATTCCTTAGTGGATGGCTTACCGATTAACAATTCAAGATGACCCCATGCGTGTTTGATTTCTTGGTCAGCAGTATGCTCAAAATGTTTTGCGACATCTTCAAAACCTTCTTCACGTGCAATCTTAGCGAAATAACGATACTTGATATGAGCCATGGATTCGCCAGCCAATGCACTCTCAAGATTTTTTAATGTAACAGACATATTTTCTTTCATTTAGTAGGTGTTGGTGAAGGTAATTTACCATTCACCCAATCCCAATCATCGTTTGTCATTGGGATCCAATTGGTCATTTGCATTCTCCATAAGCAGCCATTAACTTCTGGGCTTCCTTATGTTTACCATTTCTGGCGAGATCTGCTGCTGTTTTAGCATAGCCAATTCCCTTCATAAGAATATAAATTGATCTGAAGAATTTTTTCATTACACTTCCTCAGTCAATAACTGTTTCTTGCCAGCAGATTTAACTGGAATTTTCTTTGGTTTCTTTTCCTCTGGAATCAAACGCTCCAAAGCAATTTTAAGCATACCATTGAACAGTTCTGCATTTTTCACTTCAATGTGGTCATCAATAGCGAAGGCACGAGTAAATGCACGAGTGGCAATACCTTTGAAGAGGAAGTTATCATCTTCTGGAGTTGTTGCGTCTACATTACCCTTAACAATTAACTTACCACCATCGATAGTGATGTCGATCTCAGACTCACCGAAACCAGCAACTGCCAATTCGATTGTGTATGAGTTCTCATCATTCTTACGAATGTTGTATGGAGGATAGTTAGGAATATTCTTTGTCACATCATCATGAAATGTTTGCAAACGCTTAAATTGGTCATCGAAACCAATAAAGAATTTATCAAGGTCTTGTGAAAAGAATGCAGGTACGAAAGATTTAGTAACCATTTATGTTCTCCTTATTTCTTAGCGAATGCTTTTTTAGCA